ACCATCCTGTATAAAAATAACTGTATAAGCATTATCAGTTTGAAGATCTAATCTTACACTTTCACTTACTTTTCTTTGTAAAGTTATAACACTATCTTGTATAAATGTAGTTATTTGTGTTTCATTATCCTGTCCAAAATTAGTTCCAGTAACTCTAGTAACAGTAGTTTGTGCAAGTTGTTCATCATCTTGATCGACTGCTAGAGCATCGACAACTTTAAGTAAATCTTCTAAAAAATTAACATCTAAATAATTTATGTCTAGCTCTGTAAACTCTAAACTAGATTCATCTAAAAAATCTTCTGCTAAATAATCTATATCTAAATCATTGAAATCTAAAAAGTTATTAGCATTGACTGTACTAGATTCTTCTGTTATTACTTGTTCCTCTTTAGGTGGTGTAACAATTAACATATTATCTATAATATCTAAAGTTAAATCTAAAATTACTGGTTTAGTAGGTGCAGATTCAAACACATTAACTGTAGTAGCTTCATAAGGCTTATTGAGTATAACTGTACCCATAGCTGTAACTACTTCTATTTCACCGCTGGAGAGTCCTAGAGCGTCTGGGAGAAGTATTATCAAACTTCTACCTAACTCATCAACAGTAGCTGTAAAATCTGTACCACGTATGGCTATGTTTGCCGTGGGGGTTTTAAGTTGTATGTTTTGTTTATCTATACGGTTTAGATTACCAGTGATAAACCTAGCTGTACCCAAACCAAAAGTAAGAGCCATTTTGGCTTTACTAGGGTCAGGGTCATAGATATACTCATCTATAAGAAGTTGTGAGTGTTCGGTGAGCCTTACTATTGACTCATCAAGAAAAGTGATAGCCATTCTGCCGTTAGTAGTAATAGCCTCATCATTGCTTTGTACAGCAAATTTTAAATTAGCGTCGTAAGGTTTATCTCTTACTATTTGAGCAGAGCCGTTTAGCTCAGAAATATCACCTATATCAACAGCTTGTGCCTGTACCTTGGTCGTTTTGAATGACGCAAACAGTACCGTTACTACCGTTAGAAATAATTTTGAGCCAGTCATTATCTTGTGTACTCGATTGTGTAATATTAAAAGTTCTACTATTACCAGTTTGATCTAAATAAAAGTAACCGCCAGCATAACCAGAGCCTGTAAAGTTTAAAGTATTACTATCACCGTCAACATCTACATAGTTAGTAGCACCGTCATAATTTATATCAAAATCAAAAGTATTACCGTCACCGTTAATAACCCAATCTAAATCTAACGTAGCAGCAAGAGCACTAGTACCGTGATCTAAAGTAAAGGTGTTAGTACTACCTGTAACATCAACGTTATAATCTGAACTATCTATACCGTAAGTATCAGTAGGGTCGCCCTGTATAGTAAAAGTATTACTATCACCGTCAAACTCAAAAAAGCCTGTTATAGTATCTCCTAATATATCACCAAGAAATTTGTTAGTGTCACCTAATTGATTTATATCAAGTGTTAAACTTAACCCATCTAAGTCTAAAGCAGTTAAACTACCTGCTGCAGAATTTAATCCACCTATTATATTCCCAGAACCTAATTGTTCTAAATCTATATTAGCTGTTGCTCCACTCTGATCAACATATATTTCATTATCAGCCCCGTATGTCGTCGACGCAGTCAACATCACAATCAGGCTTATCAATATCGATTGTTTCATATTTTTCCTCCCAGAAACCTTTATCATAACCTATTTTTATGATTTCTAAAACTCCTGTCTCTATAGCTCTTAAAAGTGCTAGTGTAGTAATTTCATTTTCAGTATCACCCATCTCTATTTCTACTAACTCTGTACCTACTTCTATAAATCTAAATACGTCTTGAGATTGACCATAACTATATATCTCTTTACTAACTAGTACGTCTATAAGAACTTCGCCCGTAGCCACGCTAACCATACGTAATGATATCGTAATATTATCTATACGGTACAGTTTACTGGTGCCTATACCTAAATATCTAGCTCCTATACCACCGCTTTTAGTATTAGTGTCATAACCTATAACAGCACCCTCTACTAAAACACCAGCAAATAATAAAGGCATAAGAGGTTTAGCTCCATCTTTATCTTCATTTTGCTCTCTAGCTGAACGTATAAGTTGTCTTTCCTTAGTTAGATTATCAAGCCCAACTCTTTCAGCAACTCTAAAAAATTTACCATTAGAGGCGTTTTTTAATGAACGTATAAGTAAATGATTAGGGGCTTGGGTTAAAGCTGTGCTAAATAAAGCGAACTCACTATTGCTTTTACGTTGTCCTGTTTGGTCTGTAAAACTATTAGGGTAAACTGCTACTACTATAGGCACTTTAGGCTGTGCTATATTTAAAAGCTCAATAGACTGTGCCTTTAAAATACTAGGTAAAGTTTCTGCGTTGGTAAGACTACTATCTATAGGGTTTATGCTACAACTAGAAAGTAAAATTACCAATGGGTAGAGATATAGTCGTAACATTGCCATCACTATCGGTTATTGTTAAAGTTATTATTCCGTCTACTACACTATATTCAATAGTGTTCCCCTCTAAACTTAAAGTGCCTTCTGTGCTAGGTGTTTCACCAAATAAATTCTCTACTAGCTGTCTCGAAAGTTGAGCATATATACGACTCTCTAAATTCCTAATAAAACGAGCGAGTGTTGTATTTTCTTTATCCCTTTCTATTTCATCTTGTAAAGCTTTTATTTCTGCTTTGAGTGCTTCTTTACGGTTAAATTCTTGGTTCTCAATCGTCAAGTAATGTGAACTAGTATTTATACCACTAAAACTAGGATTTTTAAATTTAAAAGTTATCGTATCTGCCCATAAAGGGTTAGTTAATATTAAAAGAAAAAACAAAACACAAAGCAGTCCTGCGATTCTATATATCCAAATATTATCGTCAATCTTTTCTTTGATCATCTCTATCCGCCTTCGCTATTTTATTACTATCTATTAATTGTGGTACACCTAGTATAGTCTTGATAAGTGTATCTTGCCTAATAATTTCATTATCTAAACTACGTACTCTATCTATCAACGCTACTAGAATACCGTGCTGACTATCAAGTTTAGTGCCTAGCCTTTCTTCTATTTGTGCTATTTGACCTTCAACCTTTTCGTCAACGGTATCTAGCTTGGTTTCCATACCGTCAACTATACGCATGATAAGTTTATATATAAACCAACCTAAACCTAAAGCTGCAGCTATGGGGAATCCAACCTCTTGTATAACAGTGACGGCTGATTCCATCAATAATCACCCCAAACTTTAGTTTTAGTTCCTCCGTGATACTCAACTGCATGCCCTTCATCAATTAACATTTGACAAATATCATTGCCATCTTCTGTGTAAGGTATGCCTAATATACGACCATATTTACCTTTGCCTAAAGATTTAATTTTTATTTTACCTACACAAAGTTCTTTAAGTCTTTCTTTAGCAGCAAGACCTAATTTCTTTTCAGCTAAATCCCTAGTTCTGCTTTCTGGTGTATCAATACCAGCTAACCTAACACGTTGTTTATGTAGTTTTACATCAAAACCTAAATCTAAACAACAATCAAAAGTATCACCATCCACTATACGTTCTAACGTAGCGTTGTAAACAAAAGCGTCTGGTGATTTAGCCATTATTTTTTAGATGTTTTTTTAACTCTTTTAGTAGTCCAAGCTTCATTGACATCTGGTGTAGATTTATCATCAGCTACAAACTTGCCTTTTTTAGTTCTAGCTCTTACTTTTACTTCTTCTGTACCAGTAAGATTATTCCAAAATCTTTTAAGAAAACTCATTTTACATCCTCACTATCTGTAGCGTTTTGTATTTCATCAGTTTGTTCATCTACATTTTCGACTACGGTTTCAATTACATTAGTAACTGAATCACTAACTGTATCTACTACAGATCCTGCATCTTCTAAAGCTGATGTGGTTATATTCCCCGCTGTTTTAACAGTTGAATCAATAACGCTGGTAGTTAAATCTTTACCGCCTTCTATAACAGCACCTACCGTAGCACATGATGTTATAAACACAGCACCCAATAATACGATTAAATTTTTCATATTATTTATCCTTAGCCTTTAAGACATTTAAAGCACACCAATCAATAACTTTATAAAGTTTTGATAACCACCAATTACCTTGTGGTGTTGGTGTGATAGCTGCAACAAATGATGCAATGGCTATTATAGTTGTCACCCATGAAAATATATTTAGTATTGTCATTTAGTTCTCCTTTAATTGAGTCTGCATTTACAGACTTAATATTATTATAGTATAAAAAACACTTAATCGCTTAAGAAATTAAACCATCCTGTAATAATGTATTTTTCTTGGTTTTTAGATATTTGTCCTCTATGAGTATGTGTCCAACCTGCAGGAAAAATAATTGTTGAGCCTTTTTTAGCTTCGGTAATACAATCTTGATATAAAAATTCTGTTCCTCCATTTTCAACATCATTTAAATATGTGCTAAAAACTAAGTGTCTATTTATAACACTAGGGAAACCATCGTTTTCCATATGCCATTTATAGAAACCCCATCCTTTGTCGTAATATTGTATTTTAGTATAACGGTCGATACCGTAAAATTCTACCTCATTAGCAAATTTATATTTTGAAGCATATTGTTCTAAGCATTTTAACAATTCATCTCTATATAAAAAATTTCTTAAATCTTCTGGGCTTATCATTACTTCTAATGATTTTTTAAATTTTATGTCTACCCTATTATCACCTATTGTACCGTCTTCTGCGTTAGTTTTATTGTTGTTCCAATACTCTATTAATTCATCAACAGCATCTTCACTTATTTGATATTCGCCTATAAAGTTCATTTTCTAAAATAAGCAGGCAATCCAATTATAGGTCTAGTGTCGTATTTATTTTGTTCAGCATCTTTACTACTCGCATCGTTGTAATGTAAAAACACTTGTCCACAACTTTCCCCCTCAAACCGTTTTCTCCAATGTTCTAATTCACAACCACGATACATTAACATATCACCTTGTTTTAAATTTATTTTAATATCGGGTTCTACATATATTGACCATTCATCGCCACCTAAATGCATAGTTGTTGATATTTCACAAGAATATCTATCTTTATGTCTTTTTAATTCATCACCTTTTTTATAGATTCTTGCATAAGAATAAGTTTCAATAAGCTTAACTTTTGATTGTTCTTCCATTACAGGTTTTACTTTTTGTAGTAAAGTTTCCATAACTATATCAGCGTAGTGTGAGTAAGTTTCAGGTACTTGTGTATCATTCCAAACACCAAAGTATTGAGTAAACTGTGAGATATATTTTTCATCAAACAAATGTCTTGCTACTGCTCGTTTATTTAAAAAGTATTGATAACAAAAATCTGCTAGTTCTTTTGAAATAGCATTTTTAATTACTTGGTATTTATCTTTTTTAAAACTCATTTTTACTCCTATAAAAAATTTGCAACCATAACTACTCTTTTGTCATCTATTGCAGGACTTTGTTGATAATGTGTTAATTTACCATCAAACATTATTATGTTGTCTTCTTTTGCTTCTGAATATATTTTTTTATTATTTTTATCTAACACTATTGTTCTTCCTTCTTCAAAACTAGATAAGTAAATAATTATAACTTTATGCTTTAAAGGTAAATCTATATGCGGTGTGCTTTCCTTAACACTACTATGTAGCGTTAAATTAAGATTCATTCTATAGAGAACATCAAAATGTATATTATTAAAATCTAATATTTGTTCTAAAATTAAATAACATTTTTCAAAATATGCTGAAGTAACGAGAGGAACTTTAATTCCGTTATCTGTTGGGTCTGGTCTGTTTAATAATACATGACTAAAAAATTCCATATCTTTATTTTTTGGGTTGAGGTTTATAGTAGTTGTAGAACTATAATGCCAAGATATTTCATTAGAAAGTATAATTTTTTTCAACTGTTTATAATCTTCTGTTAATGGATTTTTTAATTCATTTATCATTTATATGGATATCCTATATTCCAACACACTAAGGAGTGTCGTGTTCCTTTTGTTACAGGCTTTACTCTATGCCAAACAAAAGAAGGAAAAACTATTACGCTTCCTTTTTTTCTAATTTCTTCACATATTCTTGGTTGTGAACCTTCATCTGTATTCCTAAAATCAAACTCTAAATCTCCACCTTCATATTCTTCAGGGTTAGTGAGTGATACAGTCATACTAAGTTTTCTTAACTTACCGTGCCTATTTAAGTTTTCAGGTTCGTCATAAGGTTCTGCGAATGAATCACAATGCCAATCATAAAATTGACCTTTTTTATACTCAGTAAATTGACAAGGCTCTGACCAATCCCATTCAAAATTCCAACCAGCATTTTCATTTGCTTGATATATGTAAGGTTGTATTTCATTATATATCCATCTATCAGACATCCATACCACATCTGACTTTCTTTTCTTTTGAATGTTTTTAAGTTCTACTTCTGTAAGTTCGTTTTTATTATTACTTCCTGTAGTAGCTATTTGTTTATCTTGTTCTTTACCATAGCGTACTATATCATCGCATATTTTTTCTGGTATAGCAGATTTAAAATACCAATAATACCATTTAAGATTCATACTCTTTTCCTATGTTTTTATATTTTTTTATAACAGAAGGAAGTAAAAAATCTTCTATTGGGTATGTTTTCTTTTCTATTTTATCTGTTCTTATTGTATGTAAATCTACATCACCAAAAATAGAATCATCATACTGCACACCTTGTATTTCAAATTGTTTTAAGTTTGTATAAATATGTTTAAATTTAGGTATATTAAAAAAATCATAAATACTATTAACTGTACTTTGTGGGTTAGCAATTAACTGGTCGTATGTAATAAATAAATGTTCATAGTTTTTCTGTACTAAAGGAATTTGTTTAATAACATTTCCTAAAACACCTGTTTCTGAGTTCATGTAATAGTCTGCATCTATTTCAATATTTTCTTTTTTTACTTTAAATGCTTTTAATAACGAAGCTAAACACTCTAAAGGGTTTCTATACAAAATTAAAAATTTAATTTTTTTATCAAAATACTTTTCTAATAATTCAAGGTTTCCATCTGAACCCCAATTACACCTATTAATAACATATTTTGTTTTAAATGTTTCAGAATAAGTATAAAAAGTTTTCTTAATAACATTATCTAAAGATTTATTATGAGGAAAATTTAGTTGTTGAGGAATTTCTTCATTAGTTTTTATTAAGTCAAGTTGGTAAATAATTTCAGTAAGAGGACTATTAGCTGTAAGAGTTATATCGGGGTTTTGGTTTAAGATACTGCCAAGTAGGGTGTTACCCGCACGTTGCATACTAATACAAAAATAAAGTTCCATTTGAAGGCGTGGACTAAATCCAGTCGCCGTCCTTTTTTAATTGATATACTTTTTTTAAATTCCAAACACTTGATGCAACAAAATCACCAAATGGGTCATTAACAGCAACAAATCCTGAACCACCCGCACCGACAACTGCAAAAGAAGGAGTTGCAGGACCATAACCACTACCTCCTCCGCCTCCGCCTCTATTAGCGGCTGCATCTGTCGCTCTTAAATCAGGTTCAGAACCACTCCCATACCCTGTTCCGCCGCTTCCTCCTGGACCAGGAGCTCCTCCTTTGTCATTAGGAACTGAAAGACCAGTATCACCTGATGCTCCTCCACCGCCATCTGCATAAGCTACTGGGGAACCTGTAATAGAAGATGATACGCCTTGTCCACCTCTGCCTCCGATAACATTATCAGGATTTCCTTTTTGACCTGCTTCACCTGCTCCACCGCCTCCTACAGCACAACCATAGTTGTGTGTTGGACTTCTAGCACCTCCACCTGGAAAACCTTGATTAGCTGTTCCTCGACCTGAAGCGTCTCCGTCAGGATAATTACCAACACTATACCAAATACCTGCTCCTCCACCAGAGCCTCCATCTTGTGCAAGCTGACTACCGCCAGCAGTACCACTTGGAGTAGTGTAAGCAAACCTATTACCACCGCTTCCGCCTTTAACAGAAGTAATTGGTCCAAAACTTGAATCATTCCCTGGTCTCCAATTTCCATTACCGCTAGTTGTTCCTGGTCCACCTCCTCCAACTACAACAGGTATTGTTGAACCTGCGGTAACACTTAAAGCTGGTTCTGCGGAAGCTCCTCCACCTGAAGATTCACCTGGTACTGATGACCTATAACCACCAGCTCCTCCGCCTCCGCCAATTCTTCCTCCTCCTCCGCCACCAGCAATTACTAAATAAGTTACTGAGGTTGTTTTAGAAGGTACTGAATAATTTGTACTGCTAGTAAAAGATGTTACCTTTGCTGAAAAAACTGGTTCTTGGTCTTTTCCTATTAATGGTGTTCTTTGAATTTTTGTAATAGGCATAATATTAAACCTCCTCCCATTGTGAATTATTATCGTCCCAAACGTAATCAGTTTCTGTTACTGGGTCAGTAGTATGATCAAATGTTCTACCTATCCATCTTCGATTAGCTTCATCCCATTCTGCATTAGCTGCAAGACCACCTATATCAAATGTATCAGGGTAATTTACTGGTGGTTGCCAGTCATCATTATTGTCTAAATACCAAGATGGAAAAGGTTGTTGGTCTATAAATTTATCTTTAAAACTATCATAGTAATGAATAGTCCCAGCATATTGTTTTCTAAAATTATGGTGGTAAGAAGTTTGTTTCCAGGCAACACCACTTTCTGAGTGTGGCACTATAGACGCTACAAAAGTTTCTGCTTCTGTACTTAACTCGCCACCGTTATCGTCTACATCCTCGTTGGATATTACTACTACTCGTATTACGTTATTATTACTGTCAAGTTCTGCAAAATGAGCCATCTTCTAACTCCTTACGCATCGTCTAAGATTTCACCAGATATTGTGTATTCTAAATCACTATTAGCACTAGCTGATACTCTTAATAAATCTGTTTCATCTAAATAAATTGATGAATTTTTATCAAGAACTACTAAAGCTGAATCTGCTGGTACTGCAACTGTTGAAGCTATATTATAATAATTAGAGCCATTTGATGTTGATGCTTTTATTGTAACATCGGCTGAGTTTGTTCCGTCTATATTACAAATTATTATCGTGTTTATTTTATATAACTTATCAGCAGGTACGTCTATTACGTCTACTACTGAAGTTGTAACTGAACCATTAATTGTGAATGGTAAAATGGATGTTACGTTTACTATATTTACTGTTGCCATATTTTTCTCCTAAATTATCCGAATACTATAGCCATGGCAATGGCTTTACCTGTTGAGGTTTTTGTATCAAGCTGGGTTTGTATATTGGAAGTTACTCCATCGCTATAATTAAGTTCTGTTGCGGTGGCTGTTACTCCGTCTAATATGTTTAGTTCTGCTGCGGTGCTAGTAACACCATCAAGAATATTAAGTTCTGCTGTTGTACTAGTAACACCGTCTAGAATATTTAATTCTGCTGTTGTACTAGTAACACCGTCTAGAATGTTAAGTTCTGTTGCTGTAGAAGTAACACCATCTAAAATATTAAGTTCTGCTGCTGTGGATGTGACTGTAGTTCCATCGATAGAAATAGCATCTGTTTCAAGAGTTCCATTAACATCCATGTTGCCTTCTAAATCTATATCACCATTTACAATTAAATCATCTGTAACTGTTAAATCATCTTCTACTTTTAAATCAACAACATTAAGACTAGCGAAAGCATCAACTACTGCTGCTCCTGAACCTGCTCCGTCTGAATAAACTACTTTTACATCTCCTGCTGGTATAGTGACGTTTGCACCACTACCTTGCGAAATAATAATATTTTGTGAGCCAGATGTAGCGTTTTCAATAAACCAAAGTTTTGATACTGTATTTGGACCTATAGTAATAGTACAAGCACTATCAAGAGTACCTGTGTATTTAAGATAAATTGATCTGCCAGGATCGGTAGAACCGTCAGCTATTTCAGTACTATGAGTATCAGCGTTAGTTGTAATACCTTCTGTACCATAACTAAAAGCTTCAGCAATTAATTCTAGATTTGTGTTAGTAGAAGTTCCCCAAGTTCCTGCTTCATCACCTGTGGCTATCTCTTTTAACCTTAAATCATTTACGTATGTTGCCATGTTTTTCTCCGTGCAAATTTATTATAAATTGTTTTTTCATAAAAGTTAAGCCACTTGTTCCCAATTAGGTGTTTGTGAATCATCTATCAAGCCCCAAACTGTTGTAGAACCTAATAAAGCTTCTGCTTGTAGTGATTCTGGGGATACGTTTGCTTTACAAATTGTAGTGACTGTTCCTAAAGAAGAAGTACAAGAAACACCATCTATAAAAACATTATTTACCGTACTGATTGAACTTGTACCTAAAGCTGACGTGCTACTAAAACCAGAAACTGATAAATTATTATTACTGGCTGGAATAACAGTACCTAATTGTCCAGACATAGGTGAGTCAAAATCATCAGCAACAGATATATTATTGTTTGTTATTAAACTTGATGTGCCTAAAGCTGATGTGCTGCTTAATCCACTTACGCTTATATTATTCACTGAAGTTGTTGTAGCTGTACCTAGATTACCTGCTGCTAATAGAGTTGAGGGCGTTACGTTAGCGTCAGCTTGAATAGTAACAGTTACACTACCTAAACTGGCAGTAACTCCAGCTACTGATACTATAGCCTGAGCATTTAC